AAGGAGGTATTCGGAAAGTGAATTATAGCCGCAACGCAATCTACACGCGAGTGGCGAACGCGATTAAGGCTGGCTACCCGGATGCCTACACGACTTCTCGCATGGTAGCTTCTCCGGCTAAGTTCCCCGCCATTCTCATTCACGAAATCGACCGCAACAGGCCGATTCAAAATACGCAACTGGATTTCCAAGATGTTCAGTATGAGAGCGTTTTTGAAATCCAAGTTGTAAGCAATAAAGCTAACACAGCCGCTACGGAAGCCTACTCCATCATGGACTTGGCTAAAGCGGCGATGAGTGAACTGTACTACCGCGAGTTCTCTGAGACGAACATTGACCGTAGTGACACGTTCACGATTGTCGGACGCTTCCGCAGAATCATCGGCGGCGGCGATACGATGCCTACTAATTAAGATAAGGAGTAATGCGTAATGGCTTCCAATGCTGTTTCGACTGCCGGAATGCTCGTCAAGTATGCGGCTGAGACTACTGCTGGTACTCGCCCCACTACTGGCTATACGACCATTCCCGGCGTTAAGGCTATCCCCGCAATCTTCAATGACCCGAATATGCTCCAGTCCACTCCTTTGAGCGCGACTAAGAACCATACCTACATTGAGGGTCTGAACGATAGCGGAGGCTCTATCCAGCTCACCGTCAACGACTACGATGCGTTCCGTACTGCTTGGATGGCGTGTGTTGCGGCGTTTGACGAACTGACTGGCGGCAAGACGATGTGGTTTGAGATCGCCTATCAGGACGGCTCTAACCTTGAAAGCTTCTACTTCCCCGCCCAGCCTCTCAAGCTCGGCTTCGGCGGCGCGGATGTTGATGCTGTTCTGGAAAACAACCTCAACCTCGCGCCCCAGGGTGACTTCGAATTCGCGGCGGCTTCTACCTGATAACAACACGACAACGGGGCGGGAGATTACCCCGCCCCAAACTTGCATAAGGAGATAAGAGATGAGTTCTGTTAAGAGTGAGAGATTGAACCCGATGGTGATTACCGACCCTGAGAACAGTCGGGAATACACTTTGGAGTTTAGCCGCAAGTCTGTCGTGAAAGCGGAACAGGCTGGCCTCGATGTTAACCAGCTTGAGTCAAAGAGCATGACGATGATCCCGCTCCTTTTCTGGGGAGCGTTTCTGATGCACCACCCGCACATGACCAAAGAACAGACGGACAAGATTCTGTTTGACGGCCTCGGCGGTCTGAACGAGGATGAGATGGCGTACCTCGGCAAGCTCTATGCCGCGCCGTTTCAGACTCTTATCGCAAGCGAGGACGAAGGTGCAAACCCTCGCAAGATGGCGGTCAAGTTCTGAAAGAAGAATCTGACGAACCGCCGCCCACATACGAAGAAGTTTTTGAGGAGGCTTTTCCGCAATACCTCGTTATGGGTATGTCATATGAGCAGTATTGGGAACAGTCTCCTTATTTAGTCGTTGCCTATCGCAAAGCCTACCGCCTTCGGAGAGAAACCGAGAATGAACAAGCGTGGTTGCAAGGGCTTTATGTGTTTGATGCGTTTGCTGTCGTTATGGCGAATGTTTTTGCCAAGCGCGGGAGCAAGAGGCAAGAATACTTGGAGCGGCCTATTGACATCTATCCGCTGACTGAGCGTGAGAAGAAGCGCAGACAGGCAGAGGAAAATGCCAAGATGCAAGCGGCGATGGAGGCTATGGCGCGTAAGCAACGGCGCGAGAAGAAATCAAAGGGTGATTAAATGGCAGATACCTTAGAATCACTTGAAATAGAAGTAAAACATAGCGCATCTGGCGCGGCTGACGAGATCAACAAAGTATCTACCGCTGTCATGAAGTTGGGTATTGCCTTAAACGGTGTTCCGTCCAAGATGAGGAAACTCGTTGAAGTGATGAACGCTGTCAAAGGTTCTCCGACGATCAACATTTCTGAGAGCAATACCACTCAGGTTGCGGACACTATTAACAATGTACAACAGGCGGCAAGCAAGGCTGGCAAAGCTACGCAAGAGGCATCAAAGGGCGTTAAGGAACTGTCCAAGGCGGCTTCTAAGTCGAAGTCTCCTCTTAGCAACTTTGTAGCATCTCTCAAGCGAATTGCGTTCTATCGCTTCCTAAGAACCATCATCAAAGAAGTCGGGCAAGCGTTCCAAGAGGGACTTCAAAATGCCTATGCGTTTAGTGCTGGCATTACAACCGAGGGGCATAGGTTTGCGGCGGCGATGGACTCCATGAAAACTGCTGGGTCTACAATGAAGAACCAGCTTGGCTCTGCGTTTATCGGTCTGCTTGCGGCTATTGCGCCTGCTGTCATCCAAATCATTAATCTTGTTACAAGGCTTGCAAACGCTTTGGCTCAACTCTTTGCTGCTTTCACTGGCGGGACATATCTTAAGGCCGTTGATGTACCTCAGAAATGGGCTGATGCGGCTGGCGGCGCGGCAGCGGCAGCGAAAGAATGGAAGAACCAACTTCTCGGATTTGATGAAATCAACCGCCTTGAAGCGCCTAACGATGGTTCTGGCGGTGGTGGCGGTAGTGCGTTAGACCCGTCCCAGATGTTTGAGGACACGCCGCTTGACGATTGGGCGAAGAAGCTTGCAGATCTTATTGCGAAACTTAAGATCACGATTAAGGATGTTCTGTTTAATTGGGATGACCTTAATCCTGAGAATATAGCGGAGAAAGCCATTGCTGGACTCGCCGGACTTCTTGGAGGCGCGGTTGGGTTCATGATCGGCGGTGTTCCTGGGGCAGTTGTCGGCACTATTCTTGGCGTGACAATCGGGTTACTTATTGACTCGCTCATTTTCAATAATGACGGAGTTATAAGCCCTTCGGAAGTGGCAGATATGCTCAGGCTCGCACTGTTTGCAATAACTGGCGGCGTGATTGGATTCATGGTTGGCGGCGTTGGCGGTGCATTGCTTGGCGCTACTGTTGGCATTGGGCTGTTTGGTGCTATTAAAGAAGTAGACTTTTTCAATGATGGCGTTGTTGAACAGAAAAAGTTACTTAGCCAAATTTGCACTGCGTTAGCCGTTTTCCTTGGAGCGGCTGTCGGTTTTATGGTTGGCGGCTTTGCTGGCGCGGCAATTGGGGCTTTGATTGGTCTTAGCGTTGCTGGCGTTATTGAGGCCGTTTCATTCACTAACGCCGACCCAAAGAGAGCGCAGTACAGTAATGGATTCTGGTACTTCGTGAACGGCGTTCTCGGCTTCCCGACAGATGAAGAATGGCTCGGATATGGCAAGTCAGCAATTGGATGGATCGGAGAAGGCTTCTCTGACCTGAGTACGGAGCTTTATTATATTTTTGTACAACCTGTTGAGGATATATTCGGCTCTCTGTCTAAGAAGTGGGACGAGTTCCATACATGGATTGAGGGAAAGTGGAATGACCTAAAAACTTGGTGGGAAAGCAGAAAGCTTGCCAATTGGGATATTCATCTGCCGCACATCTCCGTTGACTGGACTCCAGCGAACAGTATTATCGCAAGGTTCTTCGGCATTACTGCAATTCCTCATCTGCGCGTCAATTGGTTTGCCAATGGCGGCTTCCCTGACGATGGTCAGCTTTTCGTAGCTAACGAAGCTGGCCCGGAAATGGTAGGGCAAATTGGCGGTCGCACGGCGGTTGCCAACAACGACCAGATCGTAGAGGGCATCCGTCAGGGCGTGTTTGAAGCCGTGTCTGCGGCTATGAACGGCGGTCAGAATGATGTGAACGTGAAGGTCTACCTCGACAGCCGTGAAATCAAGGCGGGTCAGCGCAGACTTGCTTACGCAACGGGGGTGTGATGAATGACAGTAGAGATTTACGATACTTCCAATTCTACATGGTTTGACATCACGCCATGGATTGCGTGGCAAGGTCTGACTTTCAGCCGGAACGATGTTGATGCTCCCAACGCTGGACGCGACATGAGCGGCTATATGCACAGGGGCAGAGTGGCGAGTAAGGAAAAGATGAACGTGCAGACAGTTCAGCTTACTCGCGCTCAGTCATCCAAGCTCCAGACGCTTCTGTTTCCTGAGACGATTCAAGTGCGGGTCACGCCTTATCCGAGGACAAATGCGGCGGCTACATTTACGATGTACTGCAACAACGTGAAGACCACCTATGTGATTCACAGGGAAAACGGGGAGGACTTGCAAAGCCTGTCGTTTCCGCTGATTGAGAATTAAGGAGGGCAGATATGCAGAATACTTCTGCCCTCTATAATCAGATTGTTGCATCTCAAAATCATTGGTTTGAAGCACAGCTTTTGATTCCAGTTGCGGATGCACACACAGAAAGAATAGAGTATTTAAGTCAGCGAAGCATCTTTTCTATTTCTATAAATCATTCTGCATTTTCGGATGGAGTTCCTCAAATCGGCTGTGCTATTTCTGGAGAAGTTGACGCAACATTTATTGACCCAAGCATTCCGAGAGCTGGAATCTACGTTCCCAAAATGGCAAAAATACAGCTTGAGATCCGAGCAAAAAATGATTCCAGCGCAAGCGAGTGGATACCGAAAGGGACATTCTACATTGACACGCGAGAAGTTAGCCGCAATGACGATGACCTCGATGTAATGAAGATCCACGCCTACGATGCAATGCTTATGTTTGAGCAGATGTATCCGTCAGACGATTCACATGACTATCCGCTTCTTGACACAACGCTTCTGCAATTCATGGCTGATTCTGTTGGCGTTGTGATTGACCAAAGAACGCTTGACATTATGAACCGTGGATTCATGTTTTCGCTTCCCGCTGGCTACACAATGCGCGAAATGCTTGGCTATATAGCATCAGCGTATGGCGGGAATTTTGTCATCTCGGACGAAGGGAAGCTACTACTTGTTCAACTTGGCGGTCTGAGAGAAGAAACATACTATCTTGTCGATGAGAATGGCGATTCGATCACATTCGGCGGTAATAGGATTCTTGTATAAGGAGGCGAAGCAATGTCTGGATCATGGGGATTTATTAACCTTGGCAAAGAAGCTCAAAACGTAGACATAGCCGAGCCTCTTGCACCGTACTCCGGCGTTAGAATTATCGTTGGCGTAGACGAGGACTACAACGAGCTTGTTTACTTTGCCGGGAACGAAAGCGGAAGAGTTCTTGAAGTAGAGAATCCGTTCGGTTCTCAGGCGATGGCAAACGCGATTCTTGAGAGTGTGCGTGGCTATCAATATCAGCCGCTTTACGCTGACGGAGCGCTTCTCGACCCAGCGGCAGAGATTGGCGATGCTGTTAGTGTAAACGGCGTTTATTCTGGAATCTATACACGCGCCACAACGTTCGGAACTCTTATGGCATCTGACATCTCCGCTCCAACGAATGAAGAAGTCATCCATGAGTTTAACATTCCGACTCCGACCGAGCGAAAGTTTCATCGGCTTAACTACGATATGCAATCGCAGTTCAAAATCACAAGCGCCGAAATTGAGGCAAAGGTCAGCAAGACTTCCCCACAAGGGCAGACATCCTTCGGATGGAGTTTGCAAGACAACCAGTGGCGTGTGTTCAACCAGAATGGAAACATCCTACGCGCCACGGTTTCTGGACTTGAGGTAACGGGCAAGATTCAAGCTGACGAGGGCTATATCGGTGGCGATAATGGGTTCACGATCAAGGCAAGCGCAATCTACAACGGAATTACTGAGCTTAACGGGCAAGGCGAAAGAGGCGTTTACCTCGGCACTGACGGCTTGCAGATAGGTCAAGGCTTCATTGCTGACAGCCTCGGCAACGTGAAAGCGTCTAACATGAAACTCATCGGTGGCTCTATTGAGATCGGCGTTGAAGCGCCTACAATTGATCCGATAGTCAAGGACGAGTTTACGTTCTACAACTGGAAATATGAACAGCAATCGTTCACTGAGCCGTATTTTGTGCTAAATTCTGAAATTTATGACACTGTAACTGTCTTGCAAGTAATTATGGACGGCTATTACGCTATGCCGCCGAGCGCATATACTGTAAATGGCGCAAGGGTTACACTTAATTCAGAATGGCTCAGTTCGCAAACACTCGGCAATCACACGTTTGAATTTATAGGCGAATATGGTAATGGAGCATTTTCTTGGAATTATGACATTACATCTCCGACTCTGCAAATCGTGGAAGCCGTTCAACGCACATTCTTCCGTGTCGATTCTTCCGGCAACGTGACAGCTTCAAGCCTAAACATCACGGGCGGCACTATCAGCATTGGTGACAACTTCCGCGTTGACGCGGAGGGAAACCTCTCAGCAAACGATGGCTATTTCAGAGGCCACGTTTCCGCTGGCAACGTGGATTGGGGCGAAGAATACGGTTATCTTGACGGCGGTGGTTTGGTTGAAGGCTCGGTTACTGGCGGTTTGGAAGGCACTCTTGCCGAAGATACTATTGAAACAGGTAATCTTGTATCGGGAATACTTGCAAGCCTTGCCAATGGTGAGTCTGCATATGACGCAATTACAAACAACGGTTATATTATCGTTAACAACATTGATTTCCAAAACCACATTGTTAATTGGAGAGCCGTCAGGATGGCGGATGGTACAGTTGGCTATGCCATGTGCAGATAAGGAGATAGCATGAAAGATTTACGAACGCGTACACACGTTTTTGACTCCAACTTTTTTATTCCCCGTGAGAATCCGAAACAGCTTATGATTCGCATTCAGAACTCCAGCATGGCTGAGATTTCCAATGTGTTCCATGAGCCGACTGAGATTGCGGAGCTTACTTATCACGGCAGACCTTACCACGGGTATATCAATTGCAAGACGATCCGTGACGAGGGAACGCAAATCTTCCTGATTCTGGAGGCGTAAATGGATACGATTAAAGCTATTATCTCAACTCTGAACAACATCGAAGTCCACGGCAAGAACAACCTTGATATGCTTCTTGGGTGCATCATGGCGCTTGAGCAGATGGAATCTCAGATGGAACAAGAGGAAAAGGCAAAGCCTAAGGGGGAAACAGCGGATGGCTGATAAACGAATAGATCAACTGACAGCGGCTACATCGCTTGGAGACTCCGACCTTCTTGTTGTTGAGCAATCGAGTACTGCGAAGAAAGCTACTGGCACGGTTGTCTCAAATTACATTAACTCTAAGTTCGGGCTGTCTGGAATGGCAAGCGACATATCCACGTTACAAACAACGGTAGCGGGGAAACAAGACGCTCTTACTCTGCCTCTCCCCATCGCTCAAGGCGGTACGAATGCGACCACGGCTGGCAATGCGAGAGTAAACCTTGGACTTGGCACGGCGGCAGTCGCTAACATTGACAGCACACTCGCTGTCAGTGGCGCGGCGGCTGAAGCGAAAGCAACGGGGGATGCAATTAACGAGCTTAAAACTTCATGGCCTGCATCATGTGTCAGTGATTTTACAAGAATTAATTTTTCAAGCGTAATCTATAACAAGATTGACGATAATAATCTGAGAATGTATGGGACATCTACCGTATCGCTCAGATATGTTAATGTGTTCAATGGGGCTACCCAGTTGCTTAATTATTCTACGGTAACGCCAAAGACGTTCCCGGCAGGAAAATACAGATTTCATTATACTTTCTCCGGGACGTATGGAACGCGCCTGACCATAATTAAGAACACTACTAACAGTGATACTATTCCATTTGAGGATGGGGATGTTGTTGATGTTCCTGTTCCTTTTGGAGTCGGCATTAGAATACCCGCAAATTCCAATTGGGGTACAGAAGATGCACCGTCATATCTGTATTTCAAGGCTGAGTATATTGGGACAAAAGATCCGACTATTCTGT